AAATCAGCTAGAACTATTGGCTGTGCAATTTGCCATTTATCAATATTAAAAAATTCTTTTACCTTTTCTATTGCTTTTAATAAGACTTCCTCTTTATTATAACCTACTCTGGTTAATATATTAAATCTAACACCAATATTAATTATGAATGCATCTTTAATATTTATAGCATCTGTAATCATTCTAAACTGCGTTAAGTAAGTTTGAATGTTTTCTTTTACTGCTTGGTTTACATTTATTACAGATTTATTAGCATTGTATCCTAATACATAAAAATTCATAGCCATAGGATTAAAAATTCTATTACCTGATTGAACTTCGTCTACAGTTGCAGCAGGATCTATTTGACTGTCTTGAACTATATGAGCCTTTGCTATATTACCAAATCTTGGTGGCATTGAATATACTCTAGTTATATAATCCTCTCTTGTAACTGCTCTTGATTGTGCTTGAAAGTATGCTAATGTATTTTGCTTTACATCAAAGATACTCTCTGCCCCACTACCACCTGTAGTTGGAGATGGATTAGTAACTTTTACAGAAGCTCTAGTTGTAGATAATAAACCACTATTTAAAGTAGTAGGATTCTGTACTGATTGATTCATAGAAATTATTTCTCTTATAGAATTAGCTTTAGAGTTGTGATCTACCCCTCCACCGTATCTGTAAGTTATTGCAAGAGTTGTATTAGATGGTGCTTGACCATAACTTCTAGTTTTCAAAAAATTAGAAGGATCAAGTGCTTCTCCTAATTTTGAAGGTGAGCCAGGTAAAGAAGAACCAACATTTTCAGGATTTGGAACAATTTCCTCATCAGGACTATCGCTTATACCTGCACCAAACCTTAACTCAGTTCTACCATCAGTTCTAATAAAAGTAGTAAATCTACGAGAGGTTTTAATTAATCTTAACAAATAAGGAGCTGAGTCTGAAAAAGTTGCTAAATCAGGATCATTTAAACCATCATTTTCCATATCAGCAAAAACACTATCTTGAGCTAGATAACCAACTTCATACCAATTATTACCATCATCATCAGTACAAGAAATAACTTCTGTAACATTTTGTTCAGCTAAAGATATTCTACTATATTTTTCCGCATTAGAAAAAGTAAAAAATTCAGTTTTAGTTTCTCCACTTTCTATTTTAGCTGATTTTTTTAATAAATAAGTTACAGGTACATTTCCTGTACTTTCATAAACAGAAACTTTCATCGGATCAATTGAACTAGAATATCTAAAATTTACATCTTCTGTAGTTCTGAATTGTGTTCCATTTGTAGAAGATAATTTCATTCCTTGATTTATTTTTAATCCATATTCCAAATCAGGCTTAACTGTGTAATCAGCTCCAGTTCCAACCGCTATCGCAGGAACTATTTGAAATACATCAACTCTACCTAAAGATGGAGATGCTAGTTTTGGTTTATAACCAAAAGTTTGAGCCATATTATAAACAGTTCTTTTTTCTTGAGCAAATGCTAATAAAGATTCTTTAAATTGATTATCTATGTAATATGAAAGAACATCACCAACATATGATGCCATTTCTATAAACATCATACCTGGAGAGGCTTCATTAAAATCGTTGTATGTATTTGGAAAATACACCTTAGCAAATTCAATTAAATTATCTTTAAAAGATGTAAAATCTTTGTTTAAATATCGAACTTCCTTTACTGATTTTTTAGGTGCTGTATATGGCATTTAATTTCTCCACTATATAGATTGAAAAACCGCTAAATCAGCTTCGCCCTCACCTGCATCTGTGTCTGCTGTTGCTAAATTTAAATTTATGGTTTCAACTGTTTCATCTACATTAATTGAAAATTGAAGTCGTACACCTAATGAATTTGGATTTCTAGAAGATGGTATTACATCTATAGCTCTAATCCTTACAAAAGGCATCCACTCATCAAGTGAGGCTCTGATACTTTCCTCGATCGCTACTTCTAAATCTGGCGTATTTGGTTCAAAAAGAAGTCTCATTAAATCACTACCAAAAGTTGGATTTCCTAATCTCTCACCTCTAATAGTTAACAATAGATTTCTTATATTACTTCTAGTTTGTTGTAAAAGAGTTCTTGTTTTATTAAAAAATCCTTGATCACCATAATTTAAAGGTAAAGATAAGCCTATAAAAATATCTGGATTTAAATCTTTTTCAATTGCTGACATTATATTTTCCCATCTTTTTTATCTAAAGCTTTCATTACACCTCTGTAATCTTTTGTTAAATCACTCATCACATTTTGCACTGCTTCATTATTTGTATCAGCACCTGCTGCTTGTGCAGTTTGTATAGCAGCTGCTTTTCTACGACTTTCGGCATCACCCAACATACTACCATACCCCATAGCTTGTGCCATTTTTGTAGTGTCGAATGTTCCACCACCCATTGTTGGATATTCTTCCATTTCGGTTGGATTAGCAGTTTCATTTAGAATATCATTTAACACAGGATTTTTTGTGTATGTAACTTTTTTTGCGGGTTGAGGTTTTCTTTTAGGCAAAACTTCTAATACATTATTTTTAGATGCATTTTCAGTCATAGACCTTATACCTTCTTTAATAAATATCTCAGTTACTTGTTTTTTAACCTCTTGTTTAACTAATTCTTTAATTAGACTTGCAAGTTTATTTGTTTTTGCCATAATAGACTCCTATTTAATATAAATATAATATTTTAATTTATTCCACTTCTTCCCAACTGTTGATCTCGTTGGGATTTAGCTTTTTTCTTTTCCTCATTTTTTCTTAAAGCTTCTTTAAGATCTTTTTTTAAATCTTTTACATTTTGACCTAATTTTCTTAAAGCTGGTCCGACACCATCTATAGCACTTTTAGCATCTTCTATTTCCTCTTTAAATTTTTCTACTAATTTTTCTTGAACTATAGATATGGCAGCTGCGGCTGGATTTAGTGCTGATCCAATAACAGAAGCTTCTCTTGTAGCAGAAGCTGTTTTTCTTAATGAGTCAGCAGCATTTAAAACTGATTGTACTTGAGATTTTATCCCATCAATTTGATTTCCTTTAGATTCTAAATCATCTAGTTTAGTCATTAAATTTTGAGCCTTTATAATATCGGCTGATTGACCACCATTTTGCCTAATAGATTCTATCAAATCTTTAATCTCAGATTGTTTTGATTTTATAGGACCTAATATTAAACTGTCTAATTTTTGTCTTATCTTATCGCCTGCTGACATTATCCTCTTACTCCTGCTGTAGCGGTTATTCTTTCTACTTCATAATTACGATCCACTACATCTTCAATTTCATTCCATACTACATTATCCCACATACTCTCTATGTCTAATTCATCTTCATCACTACCATCTCTTGTTACTTGATTATCAATCTCTTGTGTTACATCAGGAGGATTATGATTTTCACGAATAAAAACTTTATTACTATGGAATTTAGCACCTAAATCAAGCTCATCTACTTGAGCTTTTAATTTTTCTTTTAATTGAGCATAAGCTTTATCTTGATCTGTTTTAACCGTTGCTGCTATCATTTCATCTGCAAATTCTTGAACATTACTTAAAGTAAGTCTTAAAAAATCTTTTAATTGATCACCCAATACAGCTGGATTATTAGTTTTAGAATCTCCTAACTTTATCTCGCCAAACTCTGTTTCTAAATTTATAGAAGTATTTGCACATAAATTTACATTTCTTTGAGCATAAGCGGATACATCACCTTCTCTCGCATTTATAGCTTGAGTATCAGCATTAGATACTATTGAGCTTTGAAAATTACCACCTAATGTTCTTTGCTTCATTTCGCTTGGAGCGCCAGTAGCTAGTGCTGTGTGTTCATTTGTTGTTAACCATATGTTTGCACCATCAGCATTTATATTTGGTATATGTGGAAAATGTTCATTTCCGGCTTTAGCCTGAACGGTGTCTGTATTTTTATTTTGACCACAAGAAATTCTTAAAAATGGTTCTTTATGATCCTTATCACTACCAAAATGAATTGTAGATCCAAATCTACTTTGAAGTACAGTATCTCCTTCTTCTGCTACCATAGGTCTATTAAATTGTATTCCACTTTCAGAAACTTCATCTTCTTCATTTCTACCTGGTAACTTATTTAAATTTATTTTATTATTATAATTTAATGGATTGTAATAAAAATAATCATTTTCATACTGTGCTACATTTACTATTTCACCCTTTAATGGATATTGTACCATACCTTTAAATAATGGCTTTACTAAATTTTCAAATGTTTCACCACCTGATTGAGAATGTAAAAGACTAACCTCAACACAACCAAGTTTACTTAAATCAGGTTCGGATGTACCTTCTATCTTTGGAAAATTACTTGCTTCTGTATTTAAATGACAAGTTACTACCTCCGCAGGTTCTATTTCATAAAATTCTAAATCTTGTACATAGCTTTTTATTAATTCAATTGCTTCAGCTTTATTTATAAAACCTGTTTCAGTTCCAGATTCAGGAATATAATCTGTATTATTTCTTGTATATCCTATATTAGACATATTATTCCTTTATCAAATCTGATTTTTTAGATATTTGATCTGCTCTTTGTTGAGCATCACTCGCTACATCTTCTACCGCAGCCATCAACTGTTCTTTCTCATCATCACTTAAACCAAATTCATCTTCTGATGATGATTTAGATTCTGTAGCTATCATCCTTTGAACTATAGCCGCTACCTTTACTAACTGGTCGTCATTCTTTACATTGATTTCTAAATACTCTTTCAACATAGGAATTATTTGAACCGCAGTATCACCATCTTTTATGAAACCCACAACTTCTTGCATTAAGACTTCAAGCTGCTTTTTATTTCTTTCTGTGTTATCGTATATATCTTTGAATAAGCCAGATAACGACTTACCTTCAAATATTTCGTAATCGTTAGCCATCATTGTACCTCTTTTATTTTAGGGAATTGTTACATATATAAATATTTGATTAATTAGTTTTTTAATAATATATATGATAATTATATATAGGGAAGAAATTCCCTTTTTTGTTAATTAATAGGAGACTAAACATGAAGGAAGTAATAACAATGGTAAAGGGATATATAGATGACTTAGCTCATTTACTTATTTCTTTTGTAGCTATAGGTGCTATATCCGAAGTAATATTTGGAAGTGGTGTCTTTGGCGTCAACGTTATTGGTAACCTGACATCAATCATAAACACATTCGGCGAATCTGGTTTCGCTGGACTCGTCGCGCTGTTGGTGTTGGTGGGTTTGTTTCGTAAGTAGTTCTAAAACAAAAAAGGGGATTTTTCAATCCCCTTTTTTTTATTCATCTCTTATAAGAGAGCCGGTGTAGGAAATATCAACCACACCTTTTGAATCAAATTCACTATATAGTCTTTTATTATACTTTTTCATCATATTAACTATACGAGTGATGTGTTGGGTGTTTGAGCCTGTCATCTCACGAATAAGGATGTATAGAGCTTTTTTATTAAAGTTTTCTATATTCTCTTTCATTCTGAACATATGTAAAACAGCGTCAGCAACTCTAATATCTTTATCTCTACGGAAAATATTAGTAAGATTATACTCCCAAAATCTAAGTAGCTCATCTGTAAAAAGAGAATTAACTTCTGATCTATCTCTAGTATTGACCTCACCTATAATATTTCTTCTATAATCAAGAACATCTATTTTATCATGAATCTTACCCATCTTATAGTTTTTATTGTTATTAAGAATCAGATAGTTTTTAGCAACAATGCTAAAGTAAGAGAAAGCTTTTCCTTTACCTTCTTTAAATTTATGCATATTCATAACCAAAAATGATACAACTTCGTTCTTAACTTCTTCTGAATTTGTATCAAAGTAATAAAATTTAAAAGTATGAATTATATTTTCTGCTAATTTACTAAAAGCAAATCTTATATGTTCATTGTAAATTTTATTTCTTAAATGGTGATTATCACTATTATTATATCTGATTATAGCTTTTTCAGTACCCTCATGAAAGTAGTAATTTTTCTTTTTCTTCTTTCTTTTGCGAGTCTTTTTAACTGCTGAACCTGATGTATGTGCTGATGGCATTATTGTTCTTCTCCTTTGAAGTTGTCTAGTTGTTTTATTATTTTTTGCATTTCTTTGAATATTATACCTACTTCATCATCTGCTTCAAAATAACCTTTGTAATCTATCTGTTTTAAATCAAATTGTATTTTTTCTATCGCTTTTATAAAATCTGCAATCCAATCTTCAAGCATTTCTTGTTTAGTTGTTAAGTTCCATATAACATAACAAGAAGTTACGAATAAAAGGACCATAAATACAAGACTTATTTCTAAAAACATTTATTTATCTCCAAATAATTCATCAAATAAATCTTGTGATTTCTCACTTAATTTAGGTGATGGTTGTTTAGTTTCAGTTTTTGGTTCTACTGCCTTTTTCATATTGGTAGTTAGATTGGTATTAAACTCTTCATCAGCTCTATTCCATTCATCAAACTCAATATGTGTTGCCATCATATCGGCTTGGTGAAGTATGTATGCTATATTACTTTTTAAACTCCAATCAGGATTGTAGGACATATAATATGTTTTATTACCTTCCTCATACATACCATCGGTTAGTTTTAATCCGATATACTCCCATTGAGACATCTTAATACCAAAGTGATTTAAGAGGTAGATAGCTCTATCGGTTACTGTCATATATTGAAGATTAGGATTGTGTTTAAATATCTCACCCCTATTCTTACGATGCCATTCGGAGTCTTGTGGGATATAATAGTCTTGATTTAAGTCACCCACCTTACCTAAGTCGTGATGCATAGCAGCGAAGATAAGTTCTTCATCGGTGAAGTTAATCTCTGCGCCATTAGACTCCCACAGCTCTTTAATTTGAAGAGCGCATTTAGTTACATGTAGCACATGTTCTACATAACCACCTACCATAGCATTGTGATATGCAGCTTTTCCACTAGCTGGTGCTACTGACATTCT